ATTACCGTAAAGGGCTTTTCTTGCCCGCCCTGCCCTAGTGTAGGCTAAATAGCCCAAAAGGGCTTAGAGAGCCTTTAGAGGCTTTATAATGGGTACATCTAAGTGAATGGATCACATATGGATCTATATATTACAGTTGACTAGAATATGTCTCTCTCGACGACGCACTTTTTTCGCACTATATAGGCGAATATTACTTCTTATCTCTTTCATGTTCAAATGGGAAAGCTTCTGCTAGATCAATTCCTTCTAGACCAGAGGCCTGCATCATTTTAATTCTGTCATGAGAAAATTGTGGATTAGGTTCTAGTGGAAGCATCCATACATTCATAAGTCTCTCCATTGATTTATCTCCGATTTGCTCGTAGTATTCTGGAGTTTTATAATTATGGAATGTTCCTGGGTTATCTTCTGCCTTAAGAACAAAGTTTGAGAATGCGTATCTGTTTCCGCTAGTAACTGGTCTTACTCCATGTGCGTGTGGATTAAATGCTCCGTGCACAACAAGATCTCCTCTTTCTGGCTTAAACTCTAATAGTTCACAGTCTACTGCTGGATCCTTTTTGGTTCCATCTGCTTGAATGTTTGGATAAAAAATTTCTCCACCTTCAAATTCACCAAAATATGCAACTAGGCCGTAGTCTAATTCGCAACATGTTTGCCAAACGTCTACCTGAGATAGTCTGTGGCACTCGCCTTTTCCAGGAGAGTCTGAGTGGATAAACATTCCTTCGTTCATATAAGGTCTTAAAACTAAAACGTTATTCTGTGGATGTATTACATATTCTGGATAAAGCATCTCGCTTGCTTTTTCCCAAAGATTGATTAGGCCAGGAATCATTGGACTAAGTTTTTCTGAATACCAGCTTATTAATGTTTCTTCATATACATGGTTTCTAGTATCTTCATTGGCCATTGCTTCTTCAACAATCTTGCACTCTTCGTCTGTATAAAATCCTTTGAATAAGAAAACTCCGCTAGGGGTTCCGTAGTCATCTGGGAAAAATGATAATTTAGTGCAATCTTCTCTGTCGTAAAACATTATTTTTTACCAACCTTCTTTAGTAGTTTTTCAAAAATAGAAACTTTTTTGTGATGGCTTTCAATTTTGCAACTTCCATCGCAGTTATGGTTAAACTGTGGACTTTTCATAAACTTAGCAAAGTGGTGAGCCATAGTAATTATATTATAGCATGAATAGTCCCTACGGAGGCGGATCCGCAGGGACTATTTGCATTTGCATGCATACGCTAGGATTGACTCAACTAACGTAATACTATTTTATAGCAGTTTGATTTAAATATCAAGAGGTTGTAATAATATTTTTTTCTGCAAGCTTATTAAAAACTTCAGTAAGTAAAAATGTTACAGCTAGTTCGCTCTTAGATATATTTTCATCAATTTCTGCTGGATCCATGCCATTTTGTACGCAAAGAGATCTATTTGCCTCTTCAAAGGCTGAGTGCATTGTTGCTAGTATTTCTTGCTTATTCATTTTCTTCTCCTGGGTTAAAAGAGGGGACTGGTCCGAGTAGATATCCCGCCTCATGATATTGTATCATTTTTTCAACGTCTTGTGAACCCACTACTTTATTTGCAATTAAAGATAATAGGTCATAAATTCTGTGTAGCATTATGTAGGTAACCATTGGAAGGTTATCTTCTAAATTACTTGTCTCCGCCTTCTGGTCTTCCTGCATCTTCCCACCAAATTTCTCTACCCATAGAATCCGTAGGGGAAACTATGTTTGATTCAAATTCAAACGGCTCTTTGCTCATTTACTAATTCTACTATATTTTCATATCTAGCTATGCCCATAGTGTTTTTATAATCGCACTCTAAACAATATAAATATATTAATGATTCTCCATCGCCATTACATAAAAGAGAGCCTTGATCCTGTGGGCATAAAAGCTTGGGAACAAGGCCCTCTTCCGAAAGTTTAATGTAAGTAGACACGTACTGTATCCTCATTACACTTCCTTTCTAATTTGTTGGGAATTTCAAATAAAATTCCTTTGCTCTTGGGGTTAAACCCTTCCAAGCTGACCAATCAATTCCGCCCTTGGTCATGTAGTACGCTATCTCTGCATTTATAGTTGGGTCAAATAATAGTACGTTTGACTTTAATTTAAATTTTTCTTTACGATCTGTGCCGAGTGAACCCAACATATTGATCTGAAAAATTCCGTAAGAACTGTCTCCAGTATTCCTGTTACCATTGTATGCCATTGGTCGTCCAGTGGACTCCCTTTTGGCAATGGCCCAAGCCGTTTTAAGGGCTTTTCCTTCAAAACCTACTGCCCAAAGAAGTTCTTTTAGATCTTCATCTGACAGAGCCTGAGAAGGCTTGTAAACAGTATTGCTGTACTTCTCTAAGGTTTCTTTCTTAAGTTGTACTTCTGTCTTTGGTTTTACTATTAGAGCTTGTGCGGGTGTTGCAACAACTGTGTTGGAAAACAAAAACATTACTGTAATTGCAATCGCAGCATATTGATGAACAATATCGCTCAAACTTTTCTTTATATTCTCCATTGGCATTTCCTCCTTTAGAGATAGCGAGATATAATCATACCATTTGAATCAAGAACATGTCAAATCATTTTTTTTGTTGTTGACAAAGAATATCTAAATAGTATACTTCCAATAGGGGGGTCGGGGGGTCAGCAAATCAACTAAATCAACATATATTATATATATGTATATATAGAGTATTATATATTATAGTTAACTAAAAAACAACAACAAAAATTATTTTTCTTTTCTTTTATATAAAAGTTTGATACACTTAGACTTCATTCAAAAAAATAATCACTCCGTAAGGCGGAAGAAAAAGGCGACAAATGAAAAATACTATTGAAAATCCCTATGAAAACTTTATTGCACTATCTAGATATGCAAAATGGGTAGAAGCAGAAGGAAGAAGAGAAACTTGGGGAGAAACAGTAGATAGATATTTTTCTTTCATGCTTAATCACTTAAACAAAAATCATAATTACATTCCAAATGAAAAGCTAGTTGCGGAATTAAAAGAGTTTGTTTTTGAACGAAATGTTATGCCGTCCATGAGATCTGTAATGACTTCTGGACTAGCACTTGAAAGAGATAATGTAGCTGGATATAACTGTGCATTTGTACCAGTTGATTCACCACGTACATTTGACGAAACAATGTATATTTTAATGTGTGGCACTGGTGTTGGATTCTCAGTGGAATACAAGTACATTAATAAGCTTCCTGCCGTCCCAGAAAAACTTGAAAAATCAGATACTGTTATTGTAGTTGAAGATTCAAAGCAAGGTTGGTCAAAAGCATACCGAGAACTTCTTGCACTTCTTTGGACTGGACACATTCCAGCAATTGATGTTTCAAAAGTTCGTCCTGCAGGAGCAAGACTTAAGACAATGGGTGGAAGGTCATCAGGGCCACAGCCATTAATTAATCTTTTTGATTTTACTATTGCAAAATTTAAGAATGCTACTGGAAGAAACCTTAAACCAATTGAGTGCCATGACATCATGTGTAAAATTGGAGAAGTTGTAGTAGTTGGTGGAGTTAGACGCTCTGCAATGATTTCATTATCAAACATTAATGACATTGAAATGGCACAAGCTAAATCAGGTAATTGGTGGGAAGCAAGTCCACAAAGAGCTCTGTCTAATAACTCTGTTGCATATTCACGTAAGCCAGAAATGGAACAGTTTATTGCGGAATGGAAATCTTTGTATGACTCAAAATCTGGGGAGCGTGGAATATACAATGTTGCAGCAGCACAATCACAAGCTGCAAAATATGGACGTAGAGATCCAGATATACATTATGGAACAAACCCATGTTCAGAAATTATTCTTCGCCCCTATCAATTTTGTAATCTTTCAGAGGTTGTATTGCGTGAAAATGACAGTAAAAAAGACATAGAGAGAAAAGTTCAGTTAGCTACAATACTTGGAACTTGGCAGTCGACACTTACAGACTTTAAGTATATTCGTAAAATATGGAAAGATAATACTGAAGAAGAACGATTGCTTGGAGTTTCTTTAACTGGTCAGTTTGGACATAAATTTATGTCTGGCAAAGAAGATTTAATTTTACTAGAATCATTTTTAATGACTTTGCGTGAAAAAGCAAGAGAAGCAAATAAAGAAGAGTCTGGGAAAATTGGTATTCCTGAGTCTGCAGCAATTACATGCGTAAAGCCTTCTGGAACAGTATCTCAATTGGTCGGGGTTTCTTCAGGAATGCATCCTTGGCATTCACCATATTATATCCGTACAGTTCGTGGCTCTAAGGGTGATCCAATTTCTACTTTCTTGAAAGAAGTTGGAATTCCAGTAGAAGATGATGTAATGAAGCCAAATGAGACCTATGTATTTTCATTTCCAGTAAAAGCACCAGAAGGTGCAATTGTCAGAAATGATTTGACTGCTATTGAGCATTTAAATATATGGCTTGTTTATCAACGTGCATGGTGTGAGCACAAGCCTTCAATTACAGTATCTGTAAAAGAAGACGAATGGATGGAAGTTGGTGCTTGGGTTTATAAAAACTTTGACGATGTTTCTGGCATATCTTTCCTACCCCATTCAGAGCATACATATAAGCAGGCTCCATATCAAGAAGTATCTAAAGATGAATATGATGCTCTTGTTGCTAAAATGCCAGTAAATATTAGATGGGAAGATTTATCTTTTTATGAGACAGAAGATGGAACTTCTACAAATGCCACCCTTGCATGTAGTTCAGATGGTAATTGCGAGCTTGTAGATATATCTGCTTAATGGTAGAATTGTAGTATTGGGTAAAACCAAAATTCCTGGGCAACCCGCCCACGAGGAGATGATAAAATGGCTATCAAAAAATTTGATAAAGCTGATTTAAATAAAGATGGGAAAGTAACTATGCAAGAGCAGATCTTAGCGGCACTTGGAACATACGGAAGAGCATTTTTGGCAGCAGCCACAGCTCTATATATGACTGGCAATACAAATCCAAAGGATTTAATTGCAGCTGGAGTAGCAGCAGTTGCCCCAGTAATTTTAAAGGCATTAAGCCCAAGCAATAAAGAGTTTGGATTTACAAGCAAGTAATTATTAGTCAATTAGGAATGCCCTTATGCTAAAATAGTGTAAGGGTATTTTCTTTTTAGGGGTAAAAATGGCAGCTCAAAAAAATTTTCAAGTAGACGAGAACGCAACTTTTACGTTTGAAGTACAATACCTTGACGAAGAAAATATGCCAATACAATTAAATCACCATACCTCAAAAATGCAAGTTAGAGATACCCAAGGTGGAAAAAAATTAGCATTTACATTAACAGAGCAAGATGGAATTACAATAACACCTTCACTTGGAAAGCTTTCAATTTCTGTTTCACCAGAAAGAACTAAAAAACTTTTTTACCCAAAATCTGCTTATGATTTAGTTATAACTGATCCAAGTGTTAATACTACAAGACTATTAGAGGGATACCTTACATTAAATAGGGCGGTAACCTTGTAATGGCAACCCGCTTAATTGTAACTGAAAATAATCCATTAGTAGTAGTTAGAGCATCTGGCTCTCCTGGAAGAACAATTATTAGCGGCGAAGGGAATCCAGCCAACTCTCTTGGAGTCCCAGGAGATTTCTATTTTGACACAATTACAACAAGATTTTGGGGACCTAAATCCTCAACCTCAGATACCTGGAGTATAGAAGATAGCTTTGTTTTAGATAAACAAGTCTCTTATATGTATTCTTGGGAAATGAGCCAGATTACTGGGCCAGTAAATGGAGTGTATTCAGTAGTCATAAACCACAATTTGCTTTTCAACCCAAACGTATCTGTTAAGTCAAGCTCAGGTGATATGCTTGAAACAGGTATAGACTATAATAGTACTAGTAGACTAACATTGACAATGGCCCAGCCATTTTCAGGGACAGCATACCTGTCCTAAAAAGGAGATAAAAAATGGCAAGAAAATTTTTAGTTAGTATTGACCTCAACAAGAATGAGTTACTCAATGCTAGAATTCAAAACTTAGGCACAGCGCCTTCAAGTCCAGTACAAGGACAAATTTACTACAACTCACAAGATAATGTCATGTACTTCTGGAATGGTACAGAGTGGATTTCTACTTCTGGCTCACTAGAAGTTATACAAGATGCTATTGGTACTTATATTAATGGCGGAGTTGGTTTAACACGGTCATATAATGACACAACTGGCACAACAACAATAGATTTAGATGATACAGCAGTAACAGCTGGTACATATGGATCAATAACAAAAGTACCAACATTTACAGTTGATCAGCAAGGTAGACTTACTGGCGCAAGCGAAGCAAACTTAGTTATTCCACTAGACTCACAAACAACAGGCGATTATGTTGCAAACATTATTGGAACAGCAAATGAAGTTACAGTTTCTCCAAATAGTGGACATAACGCTTCAGTAACTGTTGGTTTACCAGATAACGTAGAAATTACTGGAAACTTGCAAGTTGGCGGAAACTTAAATGTAATTGGAACTGTTAACTCTGTTAATACAACACAGATTAACATCGAAGACAACAAAGTAAAGCTTAATAGCGGATTTACTGGCACTCCAACAACAGATGCAGGAATTCTTGTAGAGCGTGGCTCAGAAGCAGACGTTGAAATACTTTGGAATGAAACAGCCAACGTATGGTCTCTTACTAATAATGGAACACAATATCATCAAATTGCTAGAAAACATTCAGAAACATTATCAACTTCTTCTACTTCATATTCAATAGTACATAATTTAAATTCATTAGATGTAACTGTTCAAATATACGAAGCTGCAACCCCATATTCACAAGTAGAAGCAGACATTCAAAGAAGTGGAGTAAATACAGTAGTTATTAACTTTGCAACAGCTCCAGCTCCTGGAGAATATAGAGTAGTAATTGTAGGATAACATGTCAAGAAAAATGTTGGTCCCACTTAGACTTTTAGCCCTTTCTTCCGACCCAGAATTTGGTCAAGAGGGCGAAGTTTATATTAACACAGTAACAAAAAATTTACGTGTTCATAATGGATCAACCTGGATAGAGTTAACTCCACCTAGTACAGATCCAACACCATTTTACATGCACACTCACACATTCGATGGAGACGTACATACAATTGACATCCAAAATCAAATTGATTTTAAATCTTTATCTAACCCTAATACCCCAGCTACTGTATTGCCAGAAATTGTAGGTTATGATGGAGGAAACCCAGCAGCTAATCTAAGCAATCCTTCATTTGTTAATGAAACCTTATTTGATGCAGGGCTATTTGATGGAACACAAGAAACAACAGATATAACTTTAGGTGGCGGAGGATCAGAAGATTTTGATGCTCCTAGCCTTGACGGAGGAAATTCATAATGGCATTAAAGATTCAGCTAAGAAGAGATTTATCAGTAAACTGGACAACAAATAACCCACTATTATTAAATGGTGAAATTGGTATAGAAACAGACACACTAAAATTTAAAATAGGTAATGGCACACAAAGATGGAACAGTTTGTCTAGCTATGCCTTTAAACTAGGTGAAGCAAATGGCGTCGCTACATTAAACTCATTTGGTAAAATTCCTTTATCTCAATTGCCAGATCAGGTTTCTTTAGATACAGAAGCAACTGCTGCAATTCAAAATGCCTTATCTTTAATTTCAACAACAAGTATTCCAGAAGGAACAAATAGATATTTTACTGATCAAAGAGCAATTGGAGCAGTTACAGATTCAATTAATAATATAGCAGCCACAGCGTCAACAGACGCAACAACTAAATCTAATGCGGCTCAAACAGCTGCAATAGCTGCTGCAGCAATAGATGCCACTACAAAAGCAACAGCTGCTAAAAATGAAGCAAAGACGTATGGAGAAAATTTTGTTGCTACATCAATAAACCTTCTTACCACTTCTGATATTGAAGAAGGCTCAAATTTATATTATACTCAAACCAGAACAGATGCAAGAATTAATGCTATAACTAACCCACGTTTTACAGATGCAAATTCATATACAGACTCAGCAATTGCATCAGCATTAGAAAGCTTCACTCCACCAAATCCAATAACTACAACTGATAATTTAACAGAAGGATCAACCAATTTATATTTTACAAATGCTAGAGCTAGATCAGCAGTTGCCTCTGTAGTTTCAAATGCAACTTTTGCAGCATCTAATGCAAACCTAGAAGCATATAAGACTGAAGCTGATAGCACATTTGTTAAGCTTACTCAGAAAGATGCGGCAAATGGTGTAGCAGCACTTAATTCATCTAGTAAGATATCTACAAGTGTTTTGCCAACAACAGTTGCTCAGCTTGATATTAATGGAAAGCTTTTATCATCAGCAATACCATCCACACTTGCTACAAATACTTATGTGGATAATGCAATAAATAGTTTAATCAATTCAGCTCCAGGAACTTTAGACACACTAGGAGAAATTGCAACTCTCCTACAGTCAGCAGAAAGTGTAACTGGACTAATTGATTTAATTACTTTAAAGTCCCCTATTGCTTCGCCAACCTTTACTGGAACAGTAACAATCCCTGCTGGCGCATCAATATCAGGATATGCAACACTAGAATCGCCAACCTTTACTGGAACAGTAACAATCCCTGCTGGCGCAAGTATTTCTGGATATTCAACCTCACTTAGCGTTACAGCAGAAATAGCTGCTGCAAGTACAATTGCAGAAAATTATACAGATGCAGCAATTCTTTCATTAGGAAACTCATTTGGAGCACCTGAAGAAATATTAAGATATGCAGATAGAAATGTTTCAGGTGGAGTAGCAGGACTAGATTCAAGTTTAAAAATTTCATCTACACAACTGCCAACAATCACAAATACTTTATTAGAAAATAGCTCAATAACATTAAACGGGACATCAGTTTCACTTGGGGGATCTTTAAATGTTGGATATTCAAATGGAATGTCTCAAATAAATCCAAATAAAATTACATATGGAACACTTGCAACGCCACCTTCAAGCGGAAATTCTGCTGGAGATATTTACATTCAATACTAAGGAGACCAAATGCCGCTAAATATTTTTGACGGTTCCAGCTGGAATCCTTTTAAAAAAATACAAATTCATGACGGTTCTACATGGAATGAAGCTAAAGCGGCATATGTATGGGACGGTTCAGAATGGAAAAGATTCTCTGAAGGTATTCCAAAAAATTTAACAGTTCCAGTATTGTCTTCTTCAACATCTAGAAGCAACTCATTATATACTTTAGAGCCAAATGATGTTTTGTCAACAGATAATGGAACATGGGAAAATTCACCAACTTCATATAAATATCAATGGTATAAAAAAGCTTTATCTGGCGGATCATGGGAAGCAATATCAGGAAAAACAACATCTAGCATAACGCTAACAGAAGACACATTGCCTACTCTAAAATATGTTGGATATACATTAAGATGTGGCATAATTGCAACAAATTATGTTGGGGATAGCGAAGAAGTATTCTCTGTTGAATCAGGATATGTTCTGCCGTCTAAAATAACATCATTTAACATAACAGTTTTATCAAATAACATTGTTCAGGTTGAATGGCAAAAGTCTATCGGAGCAACAGATTATTATTTGCAATACCAGGGCCCAGAAGTTGCATTTACAGAAATTGTTAGTTTAAAAAACAATACAAATACTAAGGTAGTATACACTGCAGCACAAGCTACTACTGAGAGAATAGTTATTGATTTAGACGATGCAGATGGCACACTTGGATTCTTAATAAATCCAATATCAGGATCAGGAAACTCAAAACTTACTGGGTATGGCCTAAATGGGTCAGTTAATAATTTAAAAATTAATCCCGCTGCCGTAACGTCATCTTCTTCTAATATAACAATATTTGGATTTACTTTTAATTGGGCGTATGCAAACGGCATAGTTCCATCACAATGGATACTGTATAATGGATCAGAGGTAGTAGCAAGTTCTGTAATGTCTGGACTAAATGTAAATTCTGTATCAGTAGAAAGATTTGCAACTGGTGGAGAAACATATGGCTCTTATTATATTCAAGTTACTGGAACAGCCCCAAGACATAAACAAACACAATGGTCTTCTACTCCAACATTATCTATAACAGCACCACAAGTACCAACTCCAGTTAATACTGGAGCCCCAGTGGTATCTTCTTCAAATGGCAGAGTTTTTGCTTGTACAACAGGAGACTGGACCAATTCAAATTCTATTTCTAGTTATATATACGACTGGAAATCTAATGGCCAAGCTCTATCATTTGTTGGCGGACAAACTTTAGATCTTGGAACTAATACTCAATATGATGGAACACAAATTAGCTGTAACGTATCTATTATTACTACAGATTTACGTACATTTAATGCTTCTGCAAGCAATTCAGTGACAGCAGCAGCCTATGTTGTTCCTGGCCCAGATCCACAAATTGGCACTGTTACTATATCACAATCTATGGCCACTTCAACATCAGGTCTACTTTTAGGCTCTGTTTCAAGTTCTACTGGAACAGTAACCTGGAGTTGGTCAAATGGTACAAATAGTTCTGCATATTATTGGTCTTCAGGAGACTTTGGAGTTAACTTAACATTAACAGCAACTGCAACATCAAACGGAAAATCTGTTTCTTCTAGCGCTTCTTTTCAAGTTCCAGATCCAAGACAAACATATTATATCGGAACATCTGTTTGCGAAACAAGCATTACAAAAGTTTACTATCAGTCGCCAGCAGTTACTGGGCCATTTTTAACTGATGCTACAACTTCATATGCAATTCCAAATGATACTTTTGGCGGAAGTGGAATTGTTTCAAAAACAGTTTATAGATCAACATATGCAGCAGCTTTAACAGCAGCACAGCAATCAGTTTGTGAAATCGGCGTAGTGTTTGCACCACCATTCTTCCCACCGTTCTTCCCACCTTCATTCTACAGCCCACCATTTGCACCACCATTCTTCCC